AGCTTGTAACTGGTATCAAAGGGTAAAAAGAAAGGGGCCGAAGCCCCAATCCCTAGTCTTACTTGTTATGCGTTGCGTATATCCTCATACACATCTTGTTTTAATTCCCAAAAGTCTTTGAGTTGTTTCTTAGCGTCCTCAATAGAACCAACACTTAGCAATAGCTGTTCATAGTCCTCAGTATCGTAGGTCTCATAAACCCAATGTCCTCCTTCTTCATAGTGGTCACGAGCGTAGTCTTCCAATGCTTTTACTTCATCTTTCATGTATTGTGAGTATTCCATTTTAATCTCCTTAATGCGCCCCGAAGGGCGCGGTTATGTTAAGCAAACACTACAAGCCATGTAACGATGGCTATGAACAAATAAATCCTAACTAATAAGCTAAGACCGCCTTCATCAAACATTCTGTTCTTCATTCTATTTCTCCTGTGAGTTGCGTAATGCTATGGTTAATAATACAGTGCCTGCAATCAGTGTGCCGATGTAGAATAGACCTGACCCATCAGCGATTACATCTGCTGACCAATACATGATACCGAATGCCATGACTGCTGTTAGTGTGTTGTATGTGTGATTCATTTGTATCTCCTAGTTAATGAGGGGGCCGAAGCCCCCGTTGTGTTAGTAGTCTAAGTAACCTTGTGAGTAATCCTCTAGGTTAGATACTAGACCGTCGAAGTCCTCACTCTTACCTAGCATATCAGCTACTGCATAAACAAACTTATTAGGCAGTTCATATTCCTCTGCTAAGAAGTCCAAGTAGTCTTTGCGCGTGGCAAAGTGTTCGTGGTAGTTATCCATTTTAATACTCCATGTTATCCATTCAATTTGAATGTAATATATTTATAGCGGGAAATCTCAGCATATGTAAAGTATTTGGGATTTTACGCGGCCCCCACCCCCCAAACGCTCAATTAGGTTCCATCTAGGTCTTATACATTTAGAAAAATACAAATAGTAACCACATTTTCCAAATTCCGCTGCGCTACACAAATCACCCCCCATGCCAAAATAAAAGGCTATGTCAAAAAATATTTCGCAAAAAAATCTCAAATATCATATGTAAAGTTATAAAATACTTTAAAAACTCCCTTGACAAAACAATTCTTTACTCATACTATCTACAACTACTCATGCCACCCCACAAAAACGGTGTTAATAAAGATGATAGATGACGACGTACTAATAATCGACGACTCACCCGAGGACGAAGATGTACTAATCGTGCCACCCCTAGAAGAAGACATACCCTTGCCTAAAAATGCGCAAGATGCTATGCCACAACTCACACTAGAACAAGAACTGCAGATGCGGGCTAATACAATTAAGCTTTTATCTGACCTATCAGGCAACCCAATCACGCCAAGTGAAGACCAAAAGACCGAAGCAATTGATTTGGCGCGTAAAATTATGTCTGACCCCAACACAAAACTAGATTTAACACGGTACCCAAACGAAACCATGGCCTTTTTGGCGGGTCTTGTGGCGGAAACCACCCACGTTTTAGTCGATGACCTAGCTGAACTGAAGCTTTTCGTGATTAATGGCCTAGTAAAAGAGGCTGCCACGGGTAAAGATGCTAAAACAAGGCTGTCTGCCCTTGCAAAACTGGGTGAAGTAGACGGAGTCGACGCATTTAAGAAGAGAACCGAGACAGTTATTAAGCATCAGACCCTAGAAGAAGTAGAAGATGAGCTATTAAAGGTGCTTGGTAGCATAAAAGGCAGGGTTATTGAAGGCGAAGTCATAGAAAGCAAGCGTAGTGAGTAAACCCCAAAGAAAACTCACGGCTGAAGACGTGCAGAAGATAGAAAACGCCTTCCCGACAATGTCGGAAGAGCAGAAACGCAAGGTCTTACCTCTATTAAAGGTATATAAGGATGGTTTAACCCAAGAAGTGGCTAAGGATTCGTTCCTTGACTTCATACACCATGTGTATCCGGACTATAAGGTAGGTGCCCACCACAAAAGACTGGCTAAAATCTTCGAGGAGATTGCCGAGGGCAAGAAGAAACGGGTTGTAGTTAACATTGCACCGCGTCATGGTAAGTCAGAGATGATATCGTACCTAGCTCCGGCTTGGTTCTTGGGCAAATACCCACATAAGAAGATTATTATGGCATCACACACAGCGGACTTGGCTGTTAACTTCGGGCGTCGAGTGCGTAACTTGGTGGGTTCAGACCCCTATAAAGACATATTTCCGCAGGTAGAACTGCAGTCAGACAGTAAAAGTGCAAGTAGATGGGGTACTAATTTTAATGGTGAATACTTTGCAATTGGTGTTGGTGGCGCTCTTGCTGGGCGAGGCGCTGACCTTTTTATCATTGATGACCCTCATTCTGAACAAGAAGCTAAGCAGGGGCGAGCAGATGTTTTTCTTCCTGCTTGGGAATGGTTTCAATCTGGCCCTATTCAGCGTCTTATGCCAGGTGGTGCGATAATTGTCGTAATGACTAGGTGGTCTAAGCTTGACTTGACCGGACAAATCCTAAACCAGATGATTAAGAACGAGGACGCAGAGGACTGGGAGATAGTAGAGTTCCCCGCAATACTCGAGAAGGAAAGAAAGATAGAGTACACCGTTGTCGACGAGGACAACATAGAACATAAAGAAATAAAGACAGAAAAATACGAGGTACCCTTGTGGCCCGAGTTCTGGTCCTTGGAAGAGTTAGCTGCAAAACGTGCCGTGCTGGACGTCCGTTACTGGAATGCACAATATTTACAAAACCCTACGTCAGAAGAAGGTGCGCTGATAAAGAGGGAGTGGTGGCAGATATGGGACAAGGAAGACCCACCACAGTGTGAGTTTATTATTATGGCGCTGGACGCGGCTCAGGAGACTAACAACCGAGCTGACTATAACTCATTGACAACATGGGGTGTTTTTTATAACGAGGAAGTGTCTAATTATAATATAATCCTGTTAAACGCAATAAAAGAGCGTTTGGAGTTTCCGGAGTTAAAAGCGCTAGCACTCAAGGAGTATAAGGAGTGGGAGCCTGACTCGTTCATAGTGGAGAAGAAGTCCAACGGCTCAGCGTTGTATCAAGAGATGCGTAGGATGGGACTTCCACTAGGTGAGTTCACGCCAGGAAAAGGGCAGGATAAGATAAGCCGAGTAAATGCGGTGTCTGACTTATTTCGCTCTGGCATTGTGTGGGCACCGGACCGTAGATGGGCTAGAGAAGTTATTGAGGAGTGCAACGACTTTCCGAGCGGGGCAAACGATGACCAAGTCGACTCTACAACACTAGCACTATTTCGTTTCAGACAAGGGGGGTTCATCAAACTTCCTAATGATGAGCCTGACGACGACATGTTATATAAATATAAAAGAAAAGCTGCATACTATTAAAGGAATATATTATGGCAACAAATATGGACAAAGCGTTATACCAAGCCCCCCTAGGCATGACCGAGGATGATGAGACTGCACCGCCCATCGAGATAGAGATTGAAGACCCAGAGAGCGTGGGCATCAAGATAGGTGACTTAGAGATAGACATCGAGCCAGGTGTTGACGAGGACGAGTTTAATAAGAACTTAGCCGAGGACATGGATGACAGCGTGTTGACTACAATGGCTTCAGAACTTGTCTCTGACTATGAAGATGACTTAGCGTCCCGCAAAGACTGGATACAAACCTATGTAGATGGTCTAGAGTTGCTAGGTATGAAGATTGAAGAACGTAGCGAGCCATGGGAAGGCGCGTGTGGTGTGTACCACCCACTATTAAGTGAAGCGCTAGTTAAGTTTCAGGCTGAGACTATGATGTCGATGTTCCCTGCAGCTGGCCCAGTTAAGACACAGATAATTGGTAAAGAGACCGTAGAGAAAAAAGATGCGGCCCTTCGTGTGCAAGATGACATGAACTACCAGCTTACTGATGTGATGAAGGAATACCGTCCAGAGCATGAGCGCATGTTATGGGGCCTAGGTCTAAGTGGTAACGCGTTTAAGAAAGTGTACTTTGACCCGCATCTAGACCGTCAAGTATCTCTATC